TTTAACTGATGCCTGATAAACAACATCCCTTACAAACTGTTCGTCATCTAAGAACGATTTGTTGCACTCTTTTAGAGTGAAGAGAATGTGTTTCATCAACCAAAAGTAGAATCAGGTTCCAGAGCAATATGGTATGTCACATCGAATGAAGTATTCTTAAATCGTGACAGAAGTTTACGAGAAATAACTACCTCATAAGAACCAGGAAGAATCTTGATATTTTCTACCTTGAAGTTGAAAGAGAAAGTTTCATCAGTTTCACCAACAATCACAGAGAAATCGTTGGAAGTATCGTTCTTCTTATCACGAACCACAAGTTTCACAACACCTGCTTCACCAACCACAGACAAGTCAGGGAGTTGATAAACAGCAGCAGCTTTAAGCAACTTATCAAGTTCTTTGGTATCAAGAAGGAAACAAACATCTTCACTTGGCAGAACAATATCCTTTTCTGGAGGAGTAATGATCACGTTAGGATCCGCAAAGAAATACTTGGAACGGGAACGACCTTCTTTAATAACAACATAACCATCATTCTGAAAGTCAAGTTCAGCATTCTGATGAAGATTGAGACCATTCAAAAACTGGTTCAAATCGTAGATACCAAAATCTTTAGGAAGTTCTTCTTCAATAGTAGCTTCTGCAAGAATGTTTTTCATTACAGAAATAGTTCTCAGACAATTTCCCTCTTTGAAAAGAATTGATTGATTAATTGAAGAAAAGTTTTTAAGCAGTGTCAGAGTTTTATCAGAGAGTTTCATTTTTTCCATATTGTAAATTTGTAAGTTTGGTTTGCTCTTCAAGAGTTAAAGAACAAAAAAGTTCCCAAGCAGCAGCAAGTTGCGCGTTGGATTTTTTTCGGTGACAATCTCTTTGTAGAGATTGTAAATCAGGAATTTCTTTTTTAATACATTCCCAACTCATAGCATATGGTCTTTTATTCCATACTATGTTTCCTCATAATCAACGGAATTCTGTCAGGCCATTATCTTGACGAGAATAATGGGCATCAAAGTGGAGCAAAAGCATAGCATAATGGATAACCTTCAGAAGGTCAATCTTATTTCGACCATCTTTTGACCCGTAACGACTACCATACTTAAGAATGTTTGCTTGGCAGAAGTTTGCAGCAAGTTCTTTTGCTGCCATTAGGTCAATTGTCTGAATATCTTTGTAGTTTGCTTCCTGACCACAATAGTGACTCTTATATGTGCCAGTGACATACTCCTGAATGTCTTTCAGGATTTTGTCTTCATCATATTTCCAAAGGTGATTGGTGGTGTTCATATTCAAATTAAATGTTGAAGGAGTAGAGTCAGAAATTTCAAAGTTCATTGCTGGAAGAGTAATTTCAGAAAAATTAATTACATCAGTATTATTTGAAGAATAAAGGGTTTCAAAATTTTCAGAGTTTATACTGGAATTGAAAGTATAAACTCCATCATAATTTGGTTTCATGATAAAAGAGAAGATAGTTTTACCTTTTTATATTCTATCAGTTTGTTTGTTGTTCGTCAACAGACATCTGGAAGTCAACATCAACTTTATCATAAAGTTCGATGAAGGCTGTCTTAGTTTCATCATCAAATCGTGCAGTACAAACATCGATTGCCTTTGCCTTGTTACCAAAGATACTATAGGCACGGATGATATGCACAAGACGACGAGTGCTGATGACTTCCTCAATGCCACCATCATAGAAGGTCTTGCGAATGATATCTGCCCAGTCCACAAGACGTTTGCAGAAGTCACGGTCTTCTACACCCAGATCAAGAGAAACCCCCTCAAGAATCTTTTGCTCGGTGGCAGGGGCAGGATAGGACTGCTCAAAGGTCACAGGGAATCGTTCCAGGAATGCTTCATTAAGAACGTTGGTGCCGATGAATCGTCCGTCATCAGAACCCTTACCCTTGGTGTTTGCAGTAGCAATAACGTTGAAACCAGGAGCAGGTTTCACCCAACGACCAATCTTCTTTAGGAAGACACCCTTACCTTCTAGAATGGACTGAAGACAGAGGATCTTATTGGAAGCCAGGTCGATCTCGTCAAGGAGAAGGATTGCTCCACGTTCGAGTGCTTCGATGACGGGACCGTTATGCCATGCAGTATTCCCATCAACAAGCCTAAACCCACCGATAAGGTCATCTTCATCAGTTTCAATCGTAATGTTTACACGGATCAATTCACGACCCAACTGAGCACAAGACTGTTCCACTCCGAAAGTTTTCCCGTTACCGCTAAGACCAGTGATAAAGGTAGGGTAAAACAAACGACTGGAAATAATTTTCTTGATATCATTGAAATTACCAAACTTGACGAAGGTATCATCTTTTTCGGGAATTAGATTTTGTTCAATAGGTGGAACCACTGCAGGTGCGTTAAAGGTACGTTCGATTTCTTCAACTTTTTGTTGAGTTACTTCAAGATTCCACTTACCACGACCAACTTTGAATTTGTCAAGTTTTTTAGCAACAGTTTGATAATTGGAACCATTCAAATTACACCAGGCACGAAGGTCACCACTGCTGATGTTATTACCATACAGATTTTGCAGGGAGGTGCGGATGTAGTCAGAAGAAAGTGCCATGCTTGTTTCGTTTCAACCTAGTTATCATATACGAAAAAAGGGGTCTCAAAGACCCCCAGTGGTCAGTTCTCAGACTGTCCATACTTATATCTCATTGCTTGTACCAACCACGCTTGTGATAGTGATTTTGGACCTTCTTTTAAAATTTGAATTACTTTGGGATCTTTTTCAGAATTAATAGCAATTTCTTTCCAATTTTGTTTCATTCTCCCTTTGTTTTATCGTTCTTTTTGGTATTAATACTTTTTCTAATAGCATCTATTCTCTTGGCAGTAGCATCAACTTCTACTGGTTCTTTCTCATACCCACCATATGATTTCCACCCAGCAGGTGGACGATGCATTTGACGATAACGATATGCTTCAGCAGTAAATTTTTGAAAGGTCTTCATGCTACCAAAGAAATAAATTCTCCTAATACTTTTTTATTTAGTTTTTTAGTTTTAAGAGACTTGACAAAGGCAGACTTGATTTGGGACTTAGTTGCATCATCAGCAACTTCAAATTCACTATCTTGGGAAAGTGTAGAAGCAGACAAACCAAAGTATGCATCATACCCAGAGTTGGTAATGGTAAAACTCTTCAATTTTTTCCAATCATTTAGGATTTTATCATAAACCTTACCATCATCAATCGAATGATAAAGTTGAATAAATCGATTTGCATATCGATTTTCAAGGACACGAATGCCAATAAAATTTATATTAGAAAACTTGTCTTTCAAATTCCTCAAAAGAACATCAGTAAATTCATGATAACCATAACCAATACTGTAAGTAGTTCCAAGTTTACGATCACGGAGAAATGTGTTATGGGGGTGAACATATCCGCTACCAAGAACTGGTTTGTCCGAATAAGAACGATGAACTTCTTTATGGTATGTAAGTTGATTTGATTCACCATCAGTCAAAACAATACATTGAACTTTCTGCAGTTTGTTTTCTTTCCGAAACTTGGGAAGAATCTGATGAAGAGAAATCAGTGCTTCATTCAAAGGAGTTCCCGAAAGGCACATACGGTTGGAATAAGTATACGGAGAAGTGTAAGACCTGCCAAAACAATGAGCAAGACGCCAAATGTTCATCATTTGGTGTTCAAGTACACTTCCAGAAACTTTACTTGTAAGAATATTCATCATAGAAAATGAATCATCAACGGACAAAAGTCCTTCTTTCTTATCGTAATGAGGAGTGCGATCTGCAGAAATATATTCTTGAGTTTCATAATCATATTCACAACGACGCCACTCATTTGTGAAAGCATAAACCTCAAAAGGAATGGAAACCTTCTTGCAGAACCACACAAGATTGAAAAGTTGTTTGCAAGTGTCAAGCATTACATCTGACATGGAACCTGACCAGTCCAACACAAACACCAAACCATGATTCTTACCATCAGCAAGAGTTGTTACTTTTTTGAACAAGTCTTCGTTGTATTTGTAAGTATGAAGTTTGGTGCAGTCAAGAATACCAGTGCGGGCAGTGGTGGAACGAGCATAGGAGTCTGCTGCCTTGCGACACTCAAACTCTTTGACCAAATAGTTTACTTCTTTTCCCGAAGAAGACTTGAACTTTTTAAACTCTCTATCAGATTCTTCGTAAAGATTAATCGCAACAAATTTTTTCTCTTCAGCACATTCGTTATGAATTTTTTGTTGATGTTTAAAAGAATTATCAATTTCCTTGTGAACATCAAAATTCTTAGAAATAATAGTATCAAGATTTACTTGAGGAACTTGAACATACACGTTTTCGCATCCACCATTTTCAACAAGATCCCGAATTTTATCCTCTAAAGATTCTGCGGTGCGAACTTCAGGATCCTCTTCAGTTTCAGAAGATTTTACTTTAGATTCTTTACCTTGTGTATTTCCACTATGAGATTTTTCAGAATCAGGTTGATCTTGAGAATCATTAGTGTCTCCTTCTTCCAAAGAAGAGGAGTCATTAGTTTCCACAATTTCATTAGCAGGAGACTGAGATTCACCTTGAGTTTCGTGCGAATCAAGATCAGAAATCTTTTGTTCTTTCTCCTTTTCTTTTTTACAATATTTGTAGAGTTCTTCTGCGGCAATCAAAACATCAGAAAAAGTTTCACAAGCACTAATCAAATTGATAATTTCTTGTTCTTCCGATTTAAATTCTAAAGTGATAAAGTTACCAATTTTAAAATAAAGATTAGCACGGTCTGCAAGATTGAAGGATGAAATATCTTCATCATCAATCTGAAAGAAGTCTTCATCATTCAGTTCTTTATATCCATTATAAAATGTCCTAGCAAGTCCAGCATACTTGCGTTTCATCAGTTTTTCGATACGAGCATCTTCAACCACATTCACAAACTGTGGAGGAACTTTTACTTTCTCCAACCAATCCTCATCAGGAGTAAAGAGTGCATGACCCACCTCATGACCCACCAGAAGGTCATAGACGGTATTACTTGCCTTCTCCCACAAAGGAAGTGTCAATACACGAGTATGAACGTTAAAGCAAGCAGTGGAGACCTTCTTATGCTCAACTACAAGATCTTCAGTAGCCAGCAGTTTGGCAAGTTGAGACTTGATTTCGTGAGAGACTGCCATTTGATTCCTTTCTTATGAAACCATAATACGAAGAAACCGTCCCATTAGGACGGTTCATGTGACACTTTTTGAACTGGGCAAGTCGTTTCTTTGCTTGCCTCAGTGCTTGTGGTTTTAAATGTCGTTTTTGTTCTTTCTTAGAATGTTTTTGCCAGTTTGGGACTTGCATGGTTCTGCTCCAATCAGGAGATCATACGACTAAATCCTTTAACTTTCTCAAACTTTATGACACTTTCAAATCTGTCTTCCATACCTGCCTTATGAGAGATAATAAAGACATTGGAATCCTTCACAACATAACGAATAATCTTGATAAAGTCTTCGGTTCCCAATCCATCAAGAGAAGAATCAAAGATTTCATCAAGAATCAATAGATTGGTGTTGGTTGAATTTTTAAACTTAGCAACTTCTCTCCAAGTAAAGAGAAGTGCCAAGTCGATTCTTTGTTTTTCACCTTCACTAAAAGAAGAATAAGAAAAATCTTCGTGAATAGGAGATTGAACAGTTTCATTAAACTCTTCATCAAGTGTGAAGTTAATGTAGAAATCCAACATTTGCAGATACCGATTAACTTGTTGATTAATCAGTGGCAGATACTTTTTGATTATTTTGGATTTTACACCACTGTCTTTTAATAATGAATAAGAAAAGTCGTGATATTGAATCAGTTCTTTCTTTCCAGACAGATCATCATATACTGATTTTAGATCTTTTTTAAAGTTTTCTAATTTTTCATGTTCAGAATTTCGGTTTGCAAGGTTCTCGGTAATTGTTTGAATTTCATGTTCAAGACTTCGGATTTGTTTTTGTAATCCGTTAATCCTAATATTGTTTTGAGAAATGCCATGCGTTAGGTTTGTTACCTCTTTTGATAGATCGAGAAATTGGTGCTCTCTTTGTTCTTCGTTTTTAATTGCCTCCTCTAGTTCTTTGTAACCAGATTGCAACTCTTTTGCATTATCTTGAGCACTCCTAATTCTATTTAACCTAAACTCCTCTTCTATACTTTGGGTACAGGTAGGGCATACCGTATTCTCAGCGAAGAACTTATGCTCTTTAGTAATCGTAGATACTTTCTGAGATATCTTGCCTTTAAGATTTCCCAACTTACGAAGTTTGTCGGTTGCTCCAACATACTCTTCTAGTTGTTTTTCTAATAAAGTGAGTTTATTAGAAATCTCAATATTCTCTTCATTGTAATTATCAATCTCAACATTGATATTGGCAATCTTTTCCTTATTGGCACTTACGTTGGCATTACCAAGATTCTCCAACTCTTCAATAAAGTTCTGTTGCATTTGAACTTTATCTCTGACAGATTCTTTTTTCAGATCGAGAGTTCTTATTTCTTCTTTTAGTGAACGAATTTTTTCTTTAATAATTGCATTCATGGAAGAGAAAATCTTAATATCCAAAAGATCTTCAATAACTTCCCTACGACTTGCCGCAGTCAGTTGCATAAAGGGAACAAAGTTACTGCTACCCAGAATAACAATTTGAGTGAATGACTTATAGTTCATCTTGAGAATAGATTGTTCCAAGTACTTCTGCTGGTCAATGGCAGAAGAACTTTGATCTAAAACAGATCCATTGCGATAAATCTCAAAGATATTTGGTTTGATTCCACGACGAATCATCCAATCAGTAGAACCAATCTTCAGTTCAATCTCCACAAGACACTCCTTTTCGTTTATGGAGTTGATAAGTTGTGGTTTATTAATCTTACGGAAAGATTTTCCAAACAACACAAAACATAGAGCATCAAGAATTGTACTCTTACCTGCACCATTATTCCCCACAATTAAAGTGGTTGAGTTTTTATTCAGTTCAACTTCAGTAAATTGATTTCCAGTAGAAAGAAAATTTTTCCAACGGATCTTTTCAAATAATATCATTTTCTTTAGGGGGAATCACAATATCATTGGGTGTAATAATAACATATTCATGTCCGTGCATTTCACAAACATTTACAAGCAAGTCACTCTCTATTTCCATCACATGCATTTCTGGATAGTCATCCTCTTCTAACATCAAGGCAAAACGAGTAGCATCATCCTCTTCTTCAAAAAGATAAAGAACTTGATTCCCATCTTCATTTACTACAGAATATGCACCTTCGTCTTCTCTGCCATTGATTGTTAAAATAAACATTCTACACTAGTTCGCAAGCCTCTTGATATACTTCGGAAATAAGTTTTTGAACTATTGATTTATCAAGTTCAATTTCTGCTTCCTCTACATATCTATTCAAGATAGAAATCGTATCTTCTGACTCAAATGCTTCAAACTCTTCATTCTCTTGGATTTGAAAGTTCTCTACAACTTTAAGTTCAGCAACATTGGAAGCATAGAGTTTATCAATAAATTTTTCAAACTTCTTCATGTCCGATTTTTTTCGAACAATCACTCTAACAATTTTGTTCTGATATTCACGAGTATCAAAAGTTTGGTAATTGGTATCTTCATAATAAATGTTATAAAACATTTTATATGGATTGTTGATTGGAGTATGTTCTAGAGTTTCAGTATCAAAGATATGAAATCCTCTAGTATCATTTAGATCATTCCAATACAATTCATAGGGATTTCCAAGATAATAAACTACTGAATTGTTCGATCTAGTGTGATAGTGACCAGAGAAGACCTTGGTGAACTTGTCAAATAATTTGCTTTCCAAACCATGCTCCATGACGATTTGGTTATTAACTCTAAATCCTTGGAGCTCAAGGTGCCCCATCGCACACTCGCAAGATGTTTTTTGAATAAGTTTGAGAGCATTTTTCTCATTTTCTTGATTAATCCAGGGTATAAAAAGTACTTTAAGTTTGTCTAATAAAACTTCAGTTGGTTCGGAATATACAGTTACATTATCATATTCACGCAAAAGTAAATCAACTGCATTTACTTCGTTGGTGTTTTTATAGTAAGCAGTATGATTACCTACGATCGTATGAACACTAACTCCCATTTCGTTAAGACGATCATAGTAATTATTTTTAGCCCACGATAGTGCAGAGAAATCAATTCCTTTACGACTATCAAAAGTATCTCCCATATCTACAACTGTGGTAATCCCGTACTGTTCCAGCGTCGGGAAAAACACTTCATTGTAAAATTTTAGGAAATACTCATGAAAGAGTTTAGAATTCTTTCTTGCTCCAAAGTGCTGATCTGTAATAATTGCAACTTTCATTCAATACCGAAGTTTGGAGTGAATATTGTCCTTGATTGAATTATAATCTGAATAATCAGATCCGTCAACACTTCCACTATCAAATACCTGATCGTATCCTGTTTTTTCAAGAATCTTATTCTTGATTTCCAATTGTTTCTTTTCTTTTTGAATACGTCTTAGAAATGCGTAGTGAATAATCTGTGTAAAGTAAGCAAAAGGATTTTGGGACTTCTCTGGATTAAAATTATGAATATACTGAACACAATTTTCAATACCATCACAAATCATATCATCTTTGAACATATAGTTGACAAAGTTTGGTTTGAATGATAAATGATTTGCAATCTTCAAGAAACACTCACCAATATATCTGGGAATTTGTGGTTTTGGATTACCTTTAATTTTAGCAATCTCAACATCCTCACGATACTTAATAAGTGCTGCAAGAAACTCTTTGTTGTTTACGTAATGCTCTGACCTTTTTCTTCTGGTCATAACTGCTGTAGTTATCATTAGTTTATCTCATAATATGTATGAATTATACCATCTATACAAATAGTTGACAAGGTTCTAAAAACTGTGTAGAATACCTTTGTTGGGTTTGAAGATCAGGCTTTAGCTATTCTTAAAGAGCTTCTCTAAGATCTCTTTAGCATCATTAACATTAGCAAGATAACCCATCTTACGAGATATCTTTGCTTGATTGCTCTTTGTCTTAAAACTTTCTCTACAATAAGTTTGGTACATAGAAATCATTTCAATGTCTGAAGATTCAGTCATTGTAAGAACATCATCAATATTAATAATAAACATATCTTCTGTGGTTGTCTTTAACCAAGGCTCTATCTTGTATCCCATTACTCCTGATCTACCTTTTATTTCAGCAACAATAATGGGATTAGTAACTAATAAAAGAGTTCTATCTTCTTCTTCGGTACATGCTACCTTTGCGAAGATTTCCTCTCCGGTTTTTAACTTAAGTGTGCAGTAAAAATCATCTTCAATCATTTGCTCTTTAGTTGTATTGTAAGGATTTCATAGTTAAACTGTTCCTCGTTGTATATACGGATTCTTTCTATAAAATGATTAAGAGTATAATTTTTTCTTGAATTTAGTGTACAATCATCAGAGATGTCGTAAAGAACTGCTTTAGTTTTATTCTTTCCTTTTCTAAGAACTCTTCCAATTGATTGAAGATTTCTAACTCTAGATTTACTTGGAGATGCAAAAATTACATTATTGAGACTTTTTATATTAATGCCTGTTGAGAAAGTTCCGTAAGATGCAACGATGATTGCGTTGTTTTCTCTTTCTGTAATTTCTCTTACCAGTTCTCTTTCTTCAGCATCCACTCCACCATGAACGAAAAATACTTTACGATCTTCACGGTTGTTGTTATTTATCATCTCATATAGTATTGCTCCATGAGCTTCAACTCTCGAAAACAAAACAAGGGTATTTCCTTTGAGATCTAAAGAAAGGTTTGTAATAAATTTATTTCTTTGTTCATGAGAGATTAGATATTGAATTTCATCCTCATAAGTTTCAAATTTTTGTGGAGGATGTTTAAGAACAAGACATTGAATATCCAACTGAGAAAGGTGTCCTTGCTTCATCAGTTCTGCAGTTTTGGTAACTTTATATGATGGTCCAAATAAACCTTCCAGAACCCATTTATGTGTTTGAGTTCCATCTAAAGTTCCTGTAAACCCAAAACGATATTTTGCATGATGAAGTTTGGTCATGATCTGTATCAAAGATTTGCTCTTGAACAAATGAGCTTCATCACCTATAATTACACCATAATCTTCAAAGAAAGAACGATCTAATTTGTAGACTGATTGCCAAGTTGTAATTGTAACCTCGTGTTCATTAGTCTTCTCCCTACCAGAATATATCTTGTGGCAATATGACTCAGCATCCCAACCATAATCTTCGAAGTCCTTGTACATCTGTTCTACAAGAGATGTCGTTGGAACAATTAAAAGAATTTTTTGCCCTTTATCCACATA